ATTACTTTCTTTTAAAGGAACTTTGCTTTTTACTCTACTAAATACATCTATAAAATTAGGTAAGATAGAGTCATAATAATATTTTTTAAAAGTATTTTCTGGTGAATTTTTATTATTTACTTGAACTGATTTGTCTACTTCATTAAGAGTTACAAAACCTCCCCAATTACCAAATTCATTAGAAGAAGAATCTCCTATTACTTTTTTATTGCTTTTAAAATCTATAGTATTAAAAATATTACTAAAATAATTATTCTTAGTTAAATAATACCCTTCTATATTAGTCTTTCTTTCGTCTGAAGATTTTATTACCTTTCTTATTGATTTTGATTCGTTATTTCTTTCTCTCTTATCTTTACTTTGATTTTTGCCTACTAGAATAATATCTAAATTTTCATGTAACTCTAAAAAAGAAGCAATCAAATCACCGTTACCATAAGAGTTAATACCAAATATTAATTCATCTTCGGGTTTTAATAAATAAGAAGCATTTATAATGCTATTTGTCGAGTTATTTTGATAAAAAGAGTATCCTATATCGTTAGAATAACTTTGAATATTACTCTTATCTAAAGTAGATTTTAACACAAATCTTTCAGAATCTATTCCTAAAAAGTTTGATCTACCTTTTGATGAACCTTCAAATATATTTATAGTATTTTTTAATTCGCTAGTATCAAATATAGGACTAAATCCAAGATTTATATTTGGAACTGTAATATTTTTTAATATTATATTATTTTGATCAAATGATAAGTTCAAACTAGTAGAAGGAATAAGCCCAAATCCTAAAGATGTACTTGGGTTTTTTGAAGTAAAAGTCAAAGTAAATTTCTTAGTTTCTTCCATTTGAGTATTAACAATATTAGTTATAGCTAATACGCCTATTTTGTCTGTAAAACTAGAATTATCTCTAAATCTTAAAGTGTCTAATAATAAAGCACCAAGTATCCAAAACATTAATATAGTTTTAAAGTAATTAAAATTATGTTCTGCTCTAACTTCGTCAGAATCATTCGGATAGTTTGCTGAAGAATGCCAACTTTCAGCTCCTTCTTGTAATATGCTTAAGTTAAAAAAGTTTTTATAATGAGTTAATTCTTCTTCTACATAAATAGATTCTACTATATTAGAATCATTTCCAAATTTAAAGTAGAATCTATCTGGGCAAGATACAGCAAATTGAAAGTCTTCGAGATTTGTTTTAAAGTTAGTTAAACTACCAACAAATGCATCATAAACAAATTCTAATTCTAAACTAAAAGAACTTTTTGTTCCTTCGTAAGTTTGATATTCGTTAGTTATATTACTTTTTAAATAATAAGCTGATTCATCTATAAAGTTTGAATATTCATAGTTTTTTAAATTTGATTTTATAGTAAAGCTTTGATCTTTGATTGAATTATTACTTACTTCTATTAAAGCGTCAATATTTTTAAATTTGTTTGATTTTAAAAATTCTGTATCACTAGAATTTACTAATAAAAGATTAGAAAAGCTTACAAGTTCTCTAATAACTTCTTGTTGTTGTACGCCATCTGAATACGCATCTAATATATTAAATCTTTTTATTACACCTGAAGTTAAATCTTCACTATAATTATTTGAATCCCAAACTTCTATATCTTTGTATAAAAATTTCTCATAATAGTTTCCAGAATCACTATCAGTTTTATCAAAATAATAAAACTTATTTTTAAATTCTTTGTCTACTTCAAGATTGTTATTATTTGTATTTATTTTATAAAAATCTTTGTTTTTGTTATTAAATTGGTATATAGTATGTTCTGGAAGTTCTGGTTCTATTTGATCATTATCTAAAAATGTTGACTCAGAGTACACATTTAAACCTGTGTTGCTATTGTCTATAAAAATACCATCAGAATCAAACGTAGATTTTCTAGCTTCTGTGTAAAAAGAAGAATCTTGAGTTAAAATAGTTTTGTTTACAACGTCTGCATTTTTACGTTGATTTAAAATAAAGAAGCTAAAACCTAAAGATTCTATACTGTTTAAGTAGTCGTCTGATATTGATTTTAATGGATAATCATCAGTAAATGAAGTTGGTATTCCATAGTTTCCATACTTTACAGGTTTTTCAAAATTTGCTGAAAGTTTACCTTTTACTATTATTTTTTCAACAATAAAATTTTCATCAATATAATCAGACATTTTTAAAACATGATTATTGTGAGGTTGCCAGTTAACTTTTTGAGGAAACCCGTAAGATGTTGTAGGTTGCATCATATAAGAAGTATTATTATTATCTCTAAATGAAGGTGAAAAGCATACAGGTCTATTAAGTAAGTTATTTTTTACACTATTTCTAAAATCATAAGAATTTGAACCAGAACCTATTGAAAAACTATCTTCACTTACTTTGCCAGGAAAAACATTGTTCTTATAAGCATAATTAGGATCAGAAGCAGGTTCTTCCACAAAACCATTTTCGCTTATGTTATTAGAATTTATATCTAAGTACTCCCATCTATTGTTTACAAAGTTCCAATAAGCAGTCGGAAAACTGTTTGATCTTACAGCTTTTTTATCACCATTTAAAAAATTTATTTGCTTTGTGTAGTGTATATTATCTTCTCTGTCTTCTGCAGGTGTAGATTCATCTAGATCATTATAAGCAATTGCTGTATTAACTAAATAAGCATTTGTATCAAAATCAAGTGAAATTTTTATTTGTTTTTGATCTTTTATATTGTAGTTTATATCATTTTCTATATTAACAGTTTCAAATTCTGATCCAGTTCCTATAAATTGACCATAATCTTCTTCGTATGGTGTATAATCTTCTACAACTCTTTTCTGTTCAATAAATCTATATAAAGAGTCACTTCCCATTATTTTTCTAATTAATTCATTTTCTTCACTTTGATTATCAACAACTGGTTTTATAAATGTTTGAAAATTAAAATCATTAGGCTTACTATATATACCAGTATTCTTTAACAAAAGTTGTTCATTTTCAAATTTATTAGTAGAAGAATTGTAAATTTTACTTATATCTATATTATTATAATCAAATATCAATTCTTTTTTTCCATTTATAGTAACCTCAGATATAGGAATACCAAACGTAGCGTTAATATTTGACTTATCATCAAAGATATAAGTTAAGCTATCATCGAAAAAAACTTCCTCTCTTGTTAGTTTCTTACCTGTCATTATTTTATTACTAGGCAAAACACCCGGTAAAAATGATTTTCTATTTATTTCTTTTTTTATAGCATTTGATAAACTTCCAGATCTTTCGCTAAAAACATTTTCATACGTAGGAGGGTTAACAGAGCCTCCAGCAAAATTTGTTGTTTTAATATCTCCTGTAAGGATTCCATAAAAGTTCTGTTCTGAATTAGAACTACCTTGACCTCTATCAATTATAGTATTTCCTTCTGTACCTGCAATTGTTTGCTTTAGTGTAATAATACCTCTAAAACCTTCTTTTTCCATTGAATAGCTAGCAGATATTTTTACTTCATCTGCATAATTAATTGCTGTTACAGTTCTTTTAACTAGTTCCTCTAATACAGCTTTATACTGATCTGGGTAGTAATTCATTTGATTAATTGTCAACGTCGTACCAGTGTTCAAATCTTGTGTATTAATTCGTATAGGAGTACCTTGCCAGTATGGGTCTGTGAATCCTATGGGATTTGTAGAAGTTTCTCCAAAAAATGGATTATCACTATCAAAAGAATAGTAAGATTGAGAGGGATCATTATTATTATATCTTGGTTGAAAATCTGATATGTTTATGTCTGTTGTAAAAAAACCGTTTCCAGAATTATCATACCAAAAACGAACCCTATAACCTTCAGCGTCTTCTAAAACAAAAGAAGTACCTCCGGCGTTGAAAAACTGAACAGAATTATTATCAGTATGATCAATATCAAAAGACACTGTTGCTTCAGCTTTTGTTTTAGTTACTATTTCATTTATACCTATAATTCTTTTTTTAGACATTACTCTATTTCTCCATAATAAGCAATTGATTCAGGAAGTATCGAATGTTCACTATTGATATCCCTACCATGTGAATAATGTTTGAAATGCAATATTTCGTTATCTAAAAAAACTTCTTCATCTGGCTTTAAATAGTTTAAATTCACTCTATCTCTTTCATAAAAAGGTAAAATATCCATCTTATCTTCATTATATACTAAAATATTATTTGATAAAATAGTTAAATTTCTTGGTATATCTAAAGTCACAATTCTATTAAATACTTGACCATTTGATTCTACTTTTTCAAAATCATAATTTACTTGATAAGGTGCTGATCTTATTGCAACTAAATCGTCAAAAGATTCCTCGTTAAAAGGTTCTATTTCATAATTAGAACTACTACTAGGTAAAGTATTAAAAACATAGCTTGAATTTGGCACTATTCTTTCTTTGTTTATTTGTACATTTGATCTACCTCTAGCATCTTTTCCACTATATACTATATCACCTCTTATGCCTAACAAAGATTGTTCTGTTGTTATGTTTCCTTCTAATATACTGATAGTTTCAATAGGGCTAATTGTAGAACTTAAAGAATTTATAGCTTTTGAATTAAAAGTAAAGTTCCATTTTATTCTATCTGGGCTTTCAAAATAAAAATCATTATTCAACTTAACTAAAGAATCATCAAAATATATCGGTTCTTCATAATCTAAATTGTCTATTCCTAATGTTTTTCGAAAAATCTTTGGATTATCTTTAATAGACTTTTTTATGACTAGATCTTCTCTAAATGGTTTGTATTCTATCTTGTATTCATAATTTTCTTTTGAAAACTTTCCAGAAATATTATTTACAACAACAATACTTTCAGGAGCACCTACATGTATATTACCTAAGAATCCAGGTTTTTTCTGTTTTAATATTAATACTTCATCATTATGTTTATCAATTTCAATATTAAAATTAAAACCTCGATTAATATTTAAATAGTTTTTAATTGAAAGATAGATGTTTTTTAAAAACTGATTCTTTGGTTCATTTTTAATTCCTACAATAACACTACCAAACTCATCTTGTGAACCATCAGTAATATTTGAATCTGTTTTGAAAATTAGTTTAATTGAATTATTTAAATAATCTGTAATTATTAATTCACTGTTATTTTCTATTTGAGTATCTTGTAATCCAATATTTTCTCTTATGTATAAAAATACTTTTGATATTTCATATAAATCATTTCTAAAGCTGTCTATTTTATAAAAGTTACTATTTAAAATATCATTATAGCCAAACCTAGAATTAATTCCAGGATATATACTACAATCACCTGTATTATTGACAAATGTATTTTTTTTGCTATATATAGCTAGATTTTCTTTAACAGTAGCAAAGTCTCTATTTACGTTTCTTGTAAAAGTATCAATATCAATCCCTTCAGAAAAACATATTTTTTTATTAATATTAATCAATGACATTATCTATCATGCTCCTGCTACTGTTATAATTGCTGTCTCTATAACTTCTTATAGGTTCTCTAGAAAAATTATAAGTCTCACTTGGACTATAGATATTTATTCTAGAATTACTATTTCTATGTTGATATTTATGTCTTTCTAAAATATGTGATTCATAAACTAAGTTAAATCCTTGAAACTTAGTTTTACTTGGCATCATTTCTGAAAGCAATGAAGACAATATGTTGTCAAAATATCTAAAAATATTCCCTAAAGAATTATAATTTATAATTTTTTCATCTTTTAATCTATTAAAATAATCTATGTTTAGCTCATTATAGCTCTTATAACTGTAATTGTACATAGAGTTAACTTCTAGTATTTCATTAAAACTTTTTAATTCTGTGATCAGTCTAGCGATGTCATCATTTATAGCTTTTGCTATTGAAAAGTCAACAGAAAGTCTATTCGCGTTGTCATAATTATAATCATTAGGCATTGAATAACTAGGAAAACTATTAAAGTTATTAGTTAAAATTTTATTGTTTTCGTTATTATAACTTATAATATTTACTCTATTTTGTTTAATTGCAGTATCTATAGCAAAATTTTTATTTTTTATTAAAACTTCATTATATTTTACAAAAGAATTTAATGATACATTGCTTTTAATGTTAAAAGTACAACTATTTAAACACAAATTATCTGACTCTTTTTTTAATATAGAGTTGTTTTTTAATTCAAAGTATTTTTTATCATCTATATTAAAAATTTCGCTATCTTCTATTTCTTTTTTTAAATAGAAGTTATTAACAAGATTTGTATTTCTAATACTATCTTCACTTATATTTTTTATGCTTTTTCTATGATTATTAATCTCTTCATTGTTTAAATACTTTGACCAAGTTCTAATATTTAAAATTTCTCCTTGAAAGTTAGTGTTATCTATAGAAAATAGTTGTGTTGTTGTATCATCATAATAATATTCTCCTATTCTTAAATTAAGACTGTCTTGTCTAGAAAACAAGTTTAAATTATTAAGATTATTTATTGTTTTACTTGCTGAAACTTTTTTAGATTCTTCTAAAATAAAGTCATGATTTGCTTTACTTATAACTGCTTCATAGTTTACTGTAGAATCAGATAAATTTTGTTTAATACATAAATAATTTTCTCGATCAAACAAGTCAATATTTTCAATTTTTAATTCTAAATTATATATATGAGAGTTAACAACAGGTTTTATATCAATTACTAAGTCAAACATATTAGAGTCTATATTTTTTCTAGTAAAAAAAGCATTAACTACAGGACTATTAAAATAATCTATTCTAAGAATATTTTGAATACTATCTATATCGTTTATAGTATCTTTATTTTCTAGAACTATTGACTCTATATTTTTTTTGTTTTTTAAAAAATCATCTAGCTTAAAGTAAACTTCAATGCTGAAATTATTTCCTAAACCTGATTTTATATCTTGATCACTAATTAAATAATTTTTATATATATCATTATTATTTTTATTAAAGTGCTTTAAGTCTTTAATTTCTAAAAAAGGTTTTTCATTAGAAAAAGAACTTGAATCTTTAAATGTACTTTCTAAACTTAATAATCTTCTATTAATAAAATTTGTACTAAAATATTTTGATTTTGATTGTATGTACTGATCTTCAACATTATTTAAATCATTGATTTCTGAATATTCTCTTATAGATATATTTTCACTATAACCTATCCCTATTGAATTAATAATATTTTCAATACTGTTAATTGTTCCTTTTGATCTTAAAAAACTTTGAGAATTAATCAATATTTTATACCAAATATCATTTTGTATTTTTCTTATTGAAAAATCATTAACTATATCATTAAAAGTTAATGCTTCTCTATTTTGTTTTTTATCTGTAATAGAGCTAAATATTTCAACAAAATCTAATCCATATAATCTGCATATTAGAGGTATTTTTAATCCTAAGACTTTTTTTTCATTTAAAGTATCATAGTCAATATCAACTATTGTAGAAATTGAATCTAACATTATTTTTAATTGATCAAAAAATCTTGCCCATATTAAAAGTATATTAACAAAATGATTATTTGCAGGTTGATATGACTCAAATGTGTTAGTTTCAGGATTAAAAATTTCTTGAGAAAGTTCATTTTCTACTATTTTTTTGTTTACTATTTCATCTGCACTACTAAAAACTGGTAAATTTTGATAGTCAGCTGCTTCTAAAAAGTAATGTTTAGGCATTAATTTAAAAATCAAGTTGTTGTTTTTATTGTCATAATCTTTAGCTTTTGTCATTAATAAATCTCTAATACTAGAAATTTCAGAATATTTGCTATTAACAACAGGAGATAACTCACTTCTTTCTAGTTTTAGAGGCGTATTTTCAGATATTTTGTTTAAAGTTGTATCTTGTATTATTTGATTATTATTACTTATAATAACGCCATGAAGCTTATTTCCTGAAGAATCTAAACAAACATAAGAATTTAAATAATTGCCCCCTGGTTCGTTAAACTTTAAATATAATTTCAAGCCTTTTTGAGCAAAAATATTTTTATGTATTTCTCTTTTAGTTTCTTTAATGCTTTTTATTTTATGATAATATCTAAAATCGTCAATGCATCCACTAAAATTTTCAAAAATATATTCTTTGTCGTCCAGACTAATACTTAAAGATTCAGCAGAACCAAGTATAAATTGTGTATTTGTTTCTCTTAAAGAATCATGGAAATCTTCTACGAACATTTCTGTATTTGGATCATTACCATATGTAGAATTCTGTACTTTATTACCGTCTATCAAAAAGCTAATTTTTCTTTTGCCGAAATCGTTTGTTACGTTAATAGTTATGTTTTTAAAAACATCTAAAGAAAACTCAGTTTTTTCAAGTTTGTATTGTTGATTATTAACAATTAAAAAATTTACATAATATTTCTGGTTATCATTGTTATTATAACTTATAAAAAATACAAAACCAGAGCTATTTTGCTCATTAAAAAACTTAAAAATAATTTGATTATTTAAGAAATTATTACTTTTGACTTTTAACCAAAAATTAAATGAAAATCTTTCATTAGGACATAACATACCTATTTTTGGATTTTCGTAATCGTCAAGAAAAGCGCCATTTTTATTTTTTATCAGTAACTTTTGATTTCTATCAAAGTCTATATAACTTTTATTTTTAGGATATACTTTTCTGTAAATGTAACCAGTATATCCTTCTAATTTATTAATATATTGATCATGATTAAATTTGTCAGCGTCGTATGGAAAATTTAATATTTTATTAAATGCATAAGAAACTTTATTTACAGCGCTATCAAAAAATACATGCTCAGAAAATTTATTATAATTTACAAACTCTGCTTGTTGAGTTGTAAAAAAAGAATTGTAGTCATCAATATTTTTATTAATTATTGTCAAATCTTTTGTTTTTAAGTCTTCTATGTCTATTAAATTCAAATCTTTTACAATTGAATTTAAAGAACTAATACTTTCTTCTGAATTGTTTAAAAAATCCATAATCTACTCTACTCTAAAAATTTCTTTATTTTTAATAATATAAGAATTATCATTTATTTTATTGGAAACCTTGAAATTAAATTTAACTCTAAACTTTTTATAGATTGCTGGCAGACAAAAATTAAATACATATTTTTCTCCATCATAAAAAAGCTTTGTTGAGTTACTATAGTCATATAAAACTTTATTATTATCTACATTTACTAATTGATATTTTACTTCTTCTAAATTTTCGCTCAAAATATCAAAAGGTACTTTGACAACTTCCAAAGAAGCTCTAGTGTCTAAAAAATAAACATGACCTATGTTTACTTTGTTATCTCCGCTTAAAGTAGTATTTTCAAATTTAATACTTGAAACTAAATTTGAATAAGTTTTATCGTTTGTTGTTTCTGTTAGGTTAAATTCAATTTTTTCTTCTTTAACAATAAAGTCTTCTACATTGTCATCATCACTATCCCAATACCATATTAAATAAGAAACTAGTTTATCATTTTTTATATTTTCAGCAATAGTAGAATTAAATCTACTAATGTCAGTGTCATCTATAACTGCTTTTTTAATTCCACTAATTATTTGACCTTTATAGTTTAAAGGATTGTCTGTAGTCTTACTGTCCAAATAAACTGTATTCTTGTCTTCAGAAGTTATTCTTAATTTTAAGCTAGAATCTGCAGGAGACTTAAAACTATTAAGCGAAGTATTTCTATTAAATAAATAAAATGTTTCTTCGCTATCTAAAAATCTTTTTGCAAATTGAGTTTTTTTAGGAATAGTAAATTCTGAATCAGGCAAACTTATTTTTAATATAGGCACTAAACTTTTATTCAACAGATGTCTTGAACCAAATCTTTTAACAAAATAAGTCTTGTTATTATTATTTTCTAAATTATTAAAAGTAATCAAAATACCCTTGTTAACTGGGTTTTGATTTACTTCGCTGTCAATTTGACTTATAAAATAATCTGAAATATCAAAAACTGCATCTTCATCTCCTTTTTCAATAAAACAAGTAGGTGTTGTTTCACTACCATTTATAGGATAATCTAATATTTCAATATCATCTACTAAAGATATATACCCAGGAATCTTAAAAGAATTATCACTTGCATTATTATTTAAATTTGTAAAATTAGACAATTCGCCAACATCTGAAAAATGTATCGTATCTTTTCCTATACCTTCTTCGAAGTCTTTTTTAAGATTATATGCAGAAAGATTATAACTTCTAGGTTTTGTCTGACCTGTTGATACATCATATAATATGATTTCTGCTTTTAAGCTGTTAAAAGCGCTGTTGTTAAAAGTCACGTTTTCCATAAAATTATTTTTAAAATCTTCTATGTCAAAATCTAATAAAATAGCACTTATTTCTTTTCTGCAAAACGAATCTTCTGTATTGCTAGAGACTGATACATAATTTACATCTGGTAAAGTTATTAATGTATCACCAAGAATACCAGAATTGTCTTGTTTTAATATTAATTCATTATTTGAATTACTAAATGCGGTTATGTTTAAAGTCAAGCCATCACTATTTTCTGTTACACTGTTTATTGAATTTTTAAAAATATCTACATAGTCTTCAATATTGTTAACATTTAAAAGTCCTATAACTACTTTGTCGTTAACGACAACAGAAGCATCTTGAATATCATTAGTAGTATCAGTAATAAAAGTTACAGAATTTCCTAAAGCATCAGTTAAAATAAACTCTTCATTATCTCCTGCATCATCTCCTTCTGTGTTAAAAGAAAGTGTAACAGAAGAGTTTGCATTTTTATTCTCATTGTATAATTTAAATAAATCAAGAGTTGAAGCATGACCTACATTAGATTTGACAGCATCTATATTCTGTGTTCTTAAATTTGTAACATAGTTGTCTTTTCTCGCTGGTAAAACTATAATCATATTATTGTTCCTTATTTAGCTATAATTGTTATATCTTGAGAAGAATATTTCATTTCAAAAATCCCTGCTTTTGGTGGATAAAACAAACCATTAGAATAATAAATATTAGGATCAACTACATTATTTGAGTAACTTCTTGTTACATTAAATGCAAAATCATAAAAAGAATTTCTTTCTGTTTTGTTGACTATTAAGTTTTTCTTTAAAGTAACTAAATCACCAACTGGTGCCAAATCAGTAATTATCTTTGAAATTTTACCAACATCAATAGGCTCACCGATTTGTAAATTATGAAATTTCATTTGTCTAATAATTTCAGATTCTATCAATCTTACTGAAGTATTAATGTCATAATTATTTTTTATTCTAACTACAGCATTTATTCCAAAATTATAAATAGGTGTATCTAAAATATTATAATTGTCACTAATTAGTCTAAATTCATTAAGATATTTAGCTAAATTAACCTTAATTGAATCTGAAGCATTCATATAGAATCCTTCACTATCTTTACATATTATATATAAATCTTTTGCAAATGAAGAATATTCATTGTCTAATGCAACAACTTTTTCTATTTTTCCAAAATCGCTAGGCATTGTTAATATTCTAGCTATTAAATCATCATGAGTAATTATTCTTGATTGCGCCTTCATTGCCATGGGTATTGAATGCCTTAAACTTTCAATTTTAGGTGCAGGTGCACCTCCGGAAGCTTTAAACTCATTTGCAAAGTTAATAGATTCAATAATTGTCTTTCGTTTGCTTGTTGTTAATAAAGAATCTGCATTTTTAAATAAAACAATAGGCTCATTATAAAACTTAGCTATAGAGTTTCTTGGAACGTTATGCAATATTCCTCCACCATGTTTATAAACTATGTTTAAAGTTTTACCTCTTGGTGATACACCTAAAGAGTTTGTTTTTAATAAACTATTAGGATCTAAGTCAACCCTACCAAAAGTATCTGTATTTTTTATAGGTAATAACAAATCTGAGTTGTTTGCATATGCATCATCTTTTAAAGATTTTCCTTCTCCGTTACCAAATCTTAAAAAAGTGTTCCCTGAATTGTAATCTCTTTCAATAACGTATCTATAAGGTGTTGGTTTAATTGTAATGTAATGATCTTGATTACTTTGTATTTTTTTAAATATTGTTCCTTGCGATAAATAGTCAACTTCAAAGTATTCATTTAAATCACTATCAAAAACACTTATTATTTTAGTAACATTATTATTTTCTAACTTGTAAGATAAGAAAAAGCCTTCATCAGAGCCAGTAAAATCAGCTGTTTCTTGAACAATAAACCCTGAAGTGCAGCTTCCTTTTTTTGATAATATTAATGTATGAGGTGATTCATCTTCATTTAGTTCACCAATTTTTTGTTTATATTCACTAGAAAAATCTACATCTTCGTCTAGTATAAAATGAATATTATTCTCTGACGACATTAAAACAGTATTTTTTTTGATAACAGGTAATTGATTTATATAGGGCTTTGGGACACTTTGAGATGAATTAATATCTCTTTCAACCTCAATAGAAAAAGTAACATCTACAGATGAAGGATAAGCTGAATTGTTTTTAATATTTGCTCTTCTTAGATGCTTATTTAAATTATTAGTATTTGTTGCTGTCTCATAATTTAATTCATTGAACTGTTGTTCTGCGTAATAAACTAATGAATCACCTACTATAGAAGCAAAATCTAAAAACATACCACCTAACGAAGTATCAGAAAAGTCTAAAATGTTTTCACCGTAAAACTCTCTTGCATAATTTAAAAGCTCGTTCTTAAAATCATTGTATGTTTTACTTGTAAATTGCTTCTGTTCTGAATCAGCATTTCCTGTATATTTATCTTGTTTATTATTATTTATCGTATACATTATATTCCTTATTTTGAAGTTATTAAATTTACAGAAATAGAGTAAACTTTTTTAGGATCTAATCTAGGTATCGAATATTCTACTGTTATTAAATAAATCAAGTCAGTTTTTTCTTTTGCTTCACTTGACTTTTCAATAGAACCTTTCCCGGTTGTAGTCATAGTATTTTGAATTTTTAGAAATTCATCACCTCTTTTAAACCTATCATACTTTGATTCATCACTTTCAATATCTTTCCATCCAGCTTTATCTTTTTTTAAGCTGCTATAATAGTTAACTAAACTAATAGAAGGCATATATTTTTGAACAGATTCTTTTATCTCTTTCATTGCAAACTGATATATTTCTTCCATAGAAGCATCAGAAGAGTATATTTCATACAATCTTGTTCCATAGTCTGTAAAACACAATCTTTCTCCTTTTTTAGTCATTAATAAATTTTTTAAATTATCACTTATTTGACTTTCTATTTCAAAATTCATTCTAAATAAAGATTCTTTACTTAACTTACCTTTACGTAAAGGTGTTTTTATTCCTATAGGATATTTAGTGATCTGACTTTGTGTATTAAGACGATCAGAAGTTGTCTTTTCTTCTCTAGCAGTAATTCCTTGTGGCAAACTCATATAAAACCTAGCTTTTAATATTATTAATTATGAAGTTTTTGAAAATTTACTTAAAATATCTTTTAAATTATTTTTTATGTTTTCAAGTTTTTGTATTTCTTTGCCTGCTTTTTCAATTATACTATCATAATTAGCTGATGAAGTGAATGCTAGTACCGCGCCAGGTAACCCTAATCCTTTTAGTTGAACATCGACTGTCTTAGCAAAAGTTTCAATTGCTTGATTATCTGCTTTTTGTTGATCTGTTACACCTATTACTTCATTTAGACACGCAACATTTCTATTAATAGTTTCACTTAGCATTGCAATTAAAGTATTACCAAGAACAAGAGGTTCTGATAGGTTTTCATTATAACCTAATAATACTCCATATCCTTTTCCTTGCATATCTTTTATCATTTGATTGTCATTACTAATGTCAATATCTTCAATATCTTCAATATCTTCAATATTGTAAAACTTCATAAATTCTTTTCTAAAATCACCTAACTTTAAAGATCTACCTTCAATTGAAATATTACCATCATTTTCCATTAATATTTGAGAATAGTTTGTAAATTTTTCATCTTCTTTTATTAATCTTATACTACCTGCAGGTATTGATTTTTCATTATTTTTTAATTCTTTTCTAGCAACTATCCTAATATTGTTTGTTTTCAAAAGTATTGATGGCAAAGAAACAATTTCATTTTTATCATTAGTTGTAAAATAAGAAATATCTATAGTAGGCGCATTTATTATTTTTAATTCTGTGTCACTTAAATAATCTTTTTTCAAAGTAATTTCATCGTCAGCTTCTTCTTCTAAGAATTCTGGGTAATCTTGCGTTTTTTGAAGAAACTCTGTTTCAAAAAAGCCTAAATCAATATCAACAGATTCACTAACAAGTATTCTAGAAGCGTCTGAGTCATAATTTACTTTGCTTTCAACAGTGTTAAAAGTTAACTCTTCTTTATTTAAATATATGTTTGGCTTTTTAAATAATTCTTTTCCACCACTAGCGTTATCAATTTTTATATATTTCAAAAGTGAAAGATTAAAATCTTTTTCAGGAATACTGTTTTCTAAATTTGATGAATTTTTTATTTGTTTTTTGCCAATTTTTACTAAAACATCATCTTCATCTTTTATTAAAAAATTTTGAAGTGTTAATCTACCAGCAACTATATCTATTAATCCTTCTCTTAATGATTTATCTTTAAAATTAGAATTTAAAGATGTTAAATTCACTAAAGTATTATAAGAACCTTGAATTGTTAAGTCGTCAGTTTTTGAAAACATTCTAGGGACGGGTTTTCCTATAAAATTATTTCCTAAACCTTTTTCGTAAAGATCTTCAGTACTTGTTAATTGACCGCTATCTACTTCTGGTACAAATAAATTTTTTGACTCAAAGCTAGGTATTAAAACTTTATCTTTGTTTTTTTCTTCTAATTTTTCTAAATCTGCTTCCTTACCTAGAAATATTGAGTCTCTTTCTCTAAAAGAATAATTCAAATCTTCACTAATCAATGTGCCGTGTATTCTTGAAAGCCAATAATCGTTTAATACAAACAAAGGATGATTTTCAAAAATGTCAGTATTATTTTCTCTGCCTTTTTTTGATATTTCATCTGACATATACCAAACAAACTCACCCTGTTTTAGTGGAAGAGAAAAGTGTGAAGATAAAATAGGTAAACAAATTATATTATTTTTTTCTTCTACATCATAGCTTTGAGCAAATATAGTACCAGGAGGTAAACAAGATACAAATCTTTCTACTTTTTCTTTTTCTTTTGCAACATGCTTTACATTAGATTTTTCAATATGCGTTGTCAACTCTAACTGACTAAAAGTACTAGTGTCACTTAAATAGTATATTACTTTAGCTTTTTTTAACATTATAACCTCTAGTTGTTTATTTTATTGAAAATGTCATCGTCACTTATATTATCACTTTTTTCTTCTTCTTTTGCAATCAATTCAGCTAGTTTCAAAATTTGATCATTTGATCTACACATTCTTTCAAGATACTTTGACATAATAGCACCAATATTCATATGCTCATTTATACCACCTTGCATAGAAACATATGCATCATTAAACAATAACTTTGCTTTTTCTCTATCTTCTATTGAATGCTCATATATTTCTTTCCATAACATTTTTTTCTTATCTTCAAGAGACTCAAGTGTATCTAAGATATCAGCAAAATTTTTAATTTGTTGCTCTTTTTTTTCATTTTTATCAAGTTTTTCTAAAAGTTGTTCTGAGTTTTTCATGTTTATTTCCTAGTTAAATATCAAATAAATTAAACATTTTATCATGACCGACAGATTTTCTATATATTTTTCTAATGCTAGAAAGTGAAGAAGAAAGTTCTGTACTATTTAGGCCTGATATTTCTCTTAAGTAAACAAAAATAGCTCTTTTATTAAAAAATTCAATTGAATCTATTTCTGTAAAAAGCTTTTTAATTGCAAAACAACATTTTATATCATTAGAATCTTTTATTTTATCTGATATATAATCAATTATTTCTATAATTTTATTATACTTTTCTATGCTCTGTCTTAATAGTTCATCACCATCAACATATTCTTTATCATATATTTCAGATTTTATATTGTTACTAAGTCTCTCAGAATCATCAAGATAAACATTCCTATTTGAGTTTTTTAACAATCTTCTACTTTGAATTGTTAAGAAGTTCTTTGCAACAACATTAAAATACGAAAAAGCTTTTTTACCTTTCTCAGGTTTCCATTTATGTATTGTTTCATATAAATTTGAAATACAGTCAGCTTTTAAGTGTTCTATATCTTCATTAGCTGACTTAAATTTGTAAACTGAAACTAGACTTTTTGTGAGTTCTGTAAAAGCTGGAGAAATATGTTTTTCATATATAGCTTCTCTTTCAATATTACACTCTGATCTTTGATATTCTACAATTTTATCTTGAACTTCTTGTCCAAAATAATAATTTTTAGACTTCTTTTTTCTTTTTCTAGGCTTTTTGACAGCTTTTTTATCGCTAGTCTCTTTTATAGTCTTCTTCGTCGATTTGCTCATATTGTTGTATGTCATCCTCCAAACTATTCGAATTAGTCAGTGCATTCGCAACATACAGCAAAGAGTTTCTTGCATCTTGAAGATCTGCGAGTACTCTCTTTACTTCTGGACTGTCATAAAATATAGGAATTTCTAGCACTTTAGATATACTATTGTATTTGCTATCAATAGTATCTAAAGAATTTTCTATTGCATCC